ATTCCACCGCCCCGGAAGCGGAAAGCCCCTGGATAAAAACGCGCGAGGGTCACTTGACGGACTATTCCATCGGCTATCGTGTTGACGAACCTGTCTGGATACCTGAGGGGCAGACCTTAGAAATTCAAGGCCGCTTATTCAAAGGTCCGATTCAGGTTGCAGTAAAATGGACACCTCGCGAATTATCGGCGGTTCCTATCGGTGCAGATCAGAACGCAAAAGCGCGAAATGAAATTAATCAACCATTAACAAGTCAAAATGAGGAGGAAAGAAAAATGGATCCCAAAATAAGAGCAATGCTTGAAACAAAGGGGCTTCCCGCCACTGCCACAGAGGATGAAGCGCTTGTCTTTATGGCCAAACTGGAAGTACGCACAGAAACGAATCCCGACGATCTGGCGGAGAAGGAAATGAAAATCCGCGCCGACGCCACCGGTAAGGAACGTGAGCGGATCCGCGAGATCGACGCCCTCTGCCAGCGCTACGATTGTGCGGATGTTGCGCGCGAACTCATCATCGGCGGCAAATCGCTTGATGAAGCGCAGAAAGCCATCCTCGACAAAATCCATCAAAAGACAAAAACGCAGACACCCGGCATAACCGGCATTATTCCTGGTGAAGATCAGAAAGATAAATTCCGCGCCGCCGCCGAAGATGCCTTGATCCTCCGTGCCGGCATGAAGGTGGAAAAGCCTGCTTTCGGTGCCAACGAATTGCGCGGCTACACCCTGGCCGAAATGGCGCGCGAATGCCTGCGGATGGCCAACCGTGATCACCGTGGTTCTGTAAAGGAAATGGTCGGCCGCGCGCTCACGACTTCCGATTTCCCCTATATCCTGGCCAATCTGGCGACCAATTCCATGCAGCAGGGTTGGGATGACGCGCAGGAAACATGGCCGGTTTGGACGGGTGAAGGATCCGTGTCTGATTTCAAAACGTATTATGACAACGGTCTTTCCGAATTTGACGATCTGGAAGAAATTCCGGATTCCGGTGAAATGAAAATGGGTGGTTTTTCGGAAAAAGCGCCGGAAACCTATAAGATCGCCAGTTACGGCAAAAAATTCAAAGTAACGCGCGTCATGATCATCAATGACGATTTGAACGCTTTAACAGCCATGCCCGCAAAACGCACCGAAGCGGCCAATCGCAAAATCGGTGACATCGTTTATGCCGTAATCACCGCCAACGGCAATATGGGTGACGGTAATGCGATTTTCGATGCGACCAATCACAGCAACGACGCCCCGTCCGGTTACAAGGGCGTTCCCGGGATCAGTCCCATTGCCGAAGCCATCCGCGCCATCGGCACGCAAAAAGACATCAAAGGTAAACGCCGTTTGAATATCCCGGCTAAATTTTTTCTGGCGCCGAAGGCGCTCGAAGGCACCGCCGAAATCTTTTTCCGCTCCGGCAACTTCTCGGACAGCGATACCGTAGCGACCGATTCCAGCCTTGCTTCCACCCGCGTCAATCCCTATGCCGGCAATTATTTTACCCGCGTTTATGAGCCGCGCCTGGATGATGATTCGACTACCGCCTATTACATCCTGGGACCCAAAGGCAAGACCGTCAAAGTCATGTTTTTGAATGGCCAGCGTGGTCCGATCCTGGAAATGATCCAGACCGGATTTACCGTGGAAGGCTTCGATTATTCCGTCGTCATCGATGCCGGCGCCTATGCCACGGATTACCGCGGCATGTATCGAAACGAGGGAGCATAAGGACAATCGTCATTTAACGGATCGGCAAATATAAACAAATTAACCGTAATTAATAAATAGAAACGGAGGAAAAAAAAATGAGCACAAACAAAATTCAGGATGGAAAGCTCCTGTATTTGGCGGTCGGCGCGGCAATTGTGTCCGGCGATCCCGTTATGGTCGGCAATAACATTCCCGGCGTAGCACAAACCAGTTATGACGCCAACGGCAAGGCGGTCATCGACACCGAAGGCGTCTTTGACCTGAGCGTCCAGGCAAAAGATGACGCCGGCAACAGCGCCGTGGCCATAGGCGATCGTCTGTATCATGACGGCACGACCACCACGCTGTCCAAAAAAGTATCCGGCAAATATTTCGGCACCGCCCTGGAAATCGTCACCACCGGAACGACCTCGACCATTAACGTCAAGATCGGCGGTTCCGGCGTCGCCCCGGCGCCCTATTCTATCTTTGCCGCCGGCACCTATACCGTTGTCGCCTCGCCCGCACCTTCGGAGACGACCACCATTCCGGTTGCGGATATTTTGGATACAGACCTGGTCTTTGTCCAGCAGGGCGTTGATTCCGCTGCCTCTCCGTCCAACGTGATTAACAAGGCTGTTCCTTCGGCGTCCGGAGAATGTATTACCGTCACCACCGAAGGCATACCCACTGCTGACGATACTTTCCAATATCTCGTCTTGCGGGCAGCCGCATAGAACAATGGTTTTTACTAGAACAAGGGGTTGCAACCCCTTGTTCTAGTCCTAGACACCGTTAAAGGAATGGCAATGGAAACCGATGAGTTAAAAGCAAAAATAACAAACTCGGAAAGTACCCTCACTTTAAAATGGGGCGTGATCTTGGTTTGTATCCTGGGGTTTTTTGGTTGGCTTGTTCTTGCTTCCCTTTCTCACGAAAACAGAATTACCCGAGTGGAGACGAAGATCGAGATTCTTTTCCCTCAAATAGCCGACTCACTGAAAAATCTGCAGGAAGTCACGAAAGAAATTCGTGATGACCAAAAGCATCGGCAAGATAAGGCGCAATAATGGCCACAAATCAAGACTACATAAAAGCGCTGGGCTTTTTACTTGCCGCCGAAGGCGGCTATAACAACATCCCGGGCGATACCGGCGGACCAACAAATCTCGGTATCTCCCTGCGCTTTTTACAGGATACCGGTGATTATGACCTGGGCGATCTGGATCACGACGGCGATATTGACATTGCGGATATCAAGTTGCTGGATCCCGACAAGGCCGCGCGAATTTTCAAAAAGTATTTCTGGGATTATTTCCCGATGAAAGAGATCCCGGCCCAAATTGCCTATGTGCTCTTTGACGTGGCCGTTAATTCCGGCCAGAAAGCCGCGGCAAAATTATTGCAGGCCGCTCTGGGCGTGACACCTGATGGTATTATCGGCGGGAAAACGCTTTATTCTCTGGGCTTGATTTCATCGTCTTATATGTTCGCGGAGCGGATGTGCACAAAGAGAAAACTGCAATATATGGATTATGCGAAGCGCAATCATACACTAAACAAATTTTTGCCGGGCTGGCTCAACCGTGTTGATCAGATCCGGAAAAACTTGTTTGAAATATAGGGTGCTTTGGCAAAGCACGCCAGTTAAGGGCGAGCATGAAAACAGGAACCGTAAAGCGCAAAGCCGAAAGAAAGCGGGCTAAACGGCAAGCCCGGAAACGGAAAAGATAATGGGCGAGACAACCTTTTTAACACAAGCAGATTTGGAAAACGTACCGTCGGCGATGCTGCCGATGCCGGTGCTTTCCGACAATCTGCGTTCTTTTTTTTCCTGGGGAATCAAGGCGCATGCAAAGGGCTGTTATAATCATTTTATGTGGATGATCTATCCGGGCGTGCTGGCCTCACAGAACTTTCTTTTTCAGTCACAGCCGGTAAAAGATTATTTTGATACCTGTCGCCTCAAACTTTGGCACTGCAAGACATGGACACCGGCGGATCGTCTATCGGTCATCAAGGCCATCGAGAACAAACTCAAACAGCCCTGGTACAAACGGCTTTATGATATTCCGGCCATTTTTGGCCAATTGTTTTGGAAAGAAATTCAGACGCCCGGTCTGCGGATTTGTTCTGATTACGGCGATTATTTAAAGCTTGCCGATCCGTCTTACAATTTGCGTTTTCCGGATCCCGAGCAAGTCAATTCCTGGCTGGAAGAACACCCGGAACGATATGAGGTTTATGGCCGCTATGTGCCGGACTAAGGGTTAGGGAGGATTTAAGAATGTCGTCAACAGCAGTTAAACGAAAATTAAGCGGCAGTGCGGACGGCAAGCCGATTAAATTAACACAAACGTCGAGCGGCTCAAGCCCGGCGCCGGAAACAATCCACACCGCCGTGGCCGGGCAAACCCCCGGCACTTACGATGAAATATGGCTTTGGGCACAGAATAATCATACTGCCGATGTTGTTTTAACCATCGAGTTTGGCAGTGCGGACGCAGAAAACAACATCATTGTCACGGTTCCCTTTAAATCTGGATTGGTCCCGGTCGTGCCCGGTAATATCTTACAAAACGGAGCTACCGTAAAAGCGTTTGCAGCGGTGGCCAATGTGATTAGCATTCATGGCTTTGTTAATGCGATTACAGACTAAATAATGAACAGAGGTTAGTTATGCCAGACGTATCATCTGCCGCTTATACGCATTACAGTGACTGTTCATATCATGATTATCCTGATTCAGCGATAAGTGATAATAATCCCTCAACTTACGTTCAGGGTTGTCACTATATTGCCATTGATCTAGGTATAGGCAATGCTCAAATATTGGGGTGGATAAGAATTGCTGTCCTTAATTCCGCAGCAAAAACCGCCATGAATAATTCTCTATTTCAAGGTAGCAATGATTCGACAAATGGCTCTGACGGAACATGGACAACATTACACACGATTCTTTCTAGTGAGTTGGTGGATAGTGGTTTTAGCAATGAGATAGCCGTAACCTTGTCTATTGGCTATAGATTTTTTCGCATTTCTGGCTTACCGGCAGGGTCTAGTATAGTTATCTGCGAATGGGAACTTCTTCAGTCGCAGCAGGCAAGGAAGTGTTATCTTCATGCCCGCAGAGATCGGATGAATATAAAAGGCGTTTCGACGCAGAATAGCCTGGCGTAAGATAAGGAAAGCATAATGACCGGTGATTCAATTATTGCTAATGCCATGACCGATATTTTCGCTTCCGCCGTGGGTGTGGATGCGCTTTATACGCCGGCAGCCGGCGCGGTGATCCCATCGCTCCGTGTCATCATGAATAAAAATGTTTTATTGCAGCCGGATTCCATGACCGCGCAAGTATTTGAGCGCGGCACAACCATCGAGGCCATGCTGGCCGATTTTATGGCGGAGCCTAATCGCGGCGATACATTTGTTGTGGATCCGGATACGGATGACGCGGAAACCTTTACCGTTCAATCAATTGCGGAGAATGACGGCATAATCGTTAAAATGCTTGTGACATGAAATTTCCCTCCTTTAGAAAAGGAGGGTTAGGGTGGATTTGATGAGCGAACGTTATTCTATCAAAATTAATGAGGGCGACCTGCAAAGAGTTCAGAACATGCTGGACGATTTTGTTGGTATCCCTGACCGGGTTACTGTCCGCGCCTTGAATAAAACATTGACCGGTGTGCGCACCGACGCGTCGGCGGCAATCCGCGAAATTATCACCGCCAAAAAAGCCGCCGTCGATGAAACCTTTAAACTGGAAAAAGCTTCCACTGGCAATTTGCGGGCGGCAATCAGTAGCATCGGCAAACCTCTGGCGTTGATTGATTATTCATCCCGGCAGACGGCCAAGGGCGTTTCCGTCCAGGTGCGTAAAGACCGGTCGCGCAAGGTTGTATCCGCTGCCTTTATCGCCAAAATGAATAGCAGTCACCAGGGCGTCTTCTGGCGTGAATATCACGGCTCATCCAAAAAGCCGAAGAATGCCGATCTCACTTATGGCCAATTGCCCAGGTCCTACCGTCTAAAAATCAAAGAGCGTTTCGGGCCCCGCGTTCCGGATATTATGGGCAATGAGCCGGTGATGAAAACAATACTGGCGCAGGCGGAAAAGCGTCTGCATGACAATCTGGAACATGAAACCGACTATGAAATGAGCAAACACAAATGAGCGACACTATCAGGGAAATAATAATTCAGGATTTTATTGCGCGCGCGGCGGTCATTACCACAACCAACGGCTACAATACTAATTTTCAAGCGCCGGCTTTGCGCGCCCGGAAAACAGTTGATCCGGACGAACTACCCGCCATTGTCATCTGGCCGCAGCCGGAAAAGGCAACGCAGATATACGGTCAGCATTCTTGTGTCATGTCCATTAGAGTTGAGGGGATTGCTCATTTCGGCACGGCTAATCCCTCTGTCGTTGCCGAGAAAATACTTGGTGATTTGAAAAAATGCTTCCTTTCATCGGAAAATCTTTTGTCGAGTCCGGCTTCCGGCTGGTCGCGTTCGCCTGATTATATCGACAGCATTGTTTATACCGGCGGCGGGACGGAAGATTATCCGGAAGATGATAAGAAAACGATCGGTTCTTCGGCAACCTTTGATGTTGCCTATACAACCAAACTGAATGACCCTTGTTCGCAATAGAGGCGTAAATGCAAAATATTTTAATCATCCTTGGCTCCGCCCCCTGTGTCGGCAGTGATATTGCCTCCGCAGCCTTATTGCTGCCGACACCCTGCCCTTCTGTCATCCCGGCGGAGGCCGGGATCCAGGCTTTTGACTTCATGCTTATTGGGCTGGATGCCGTCGATAAATATACAGGCCGGGCAAAATATTTTGCCACATACCATCCTGCCGAAATAAATGCGTCCATCGAACGCCGGGCGAAAGCCGGTGGCAATATCGATTTTATAATCGTTTCGCACCAGCAGGCAAATGGCCTGGTCAAAATTATTATTCCTTTGCATGGTGTGCCGTCCGGATCGTCGGCGTTGCTGGGTGTTCACGCCGGCATTCAGGAAGGCTATAAAAAAATAATCGTTTGCGGCTGTCCGCTTACCGGGAAAAACGACAAGGGCAACGGTTATGAAATATTCCGCGCGGGCTGGACGGCGAAGCTCTCCGAAATTAAAGACAAGACGCGTTCTATGTCCGGCTGGACGCAGGAGCTTTTGGGCGCACCGACAGAGGAATGGTTAAACTCTTAAATCGTTCCCTCCTTTGTTAAAGGAGGGTTAGGGTGGATTTGATGACAATAGATCAGCAACATAAACAAAAGTTTGAGCAAGTCTGGGAAAAAGGAAATTACCGCCAGGGTTCGACGGCTTTGCGCCTGGTCGATCTGCTGCAGGTGACTATACCATACGAGGCTACAATCAATGATTATGGCTGCGGAACAGGTCGGGCAGAGGCTGAATTAACGAAAACCCGGCCAGTGCAAAAAATCAATATGATCGACATCGCTGAAAACGCCTTGGAACAGGCAGCACGCGAAATATTAAATACTCCGGGCAGCTCCCTGACCTTCACTTTAGCCGATCTGACCGATCTGGCCGCCGTGCCTCATGCCGACTGGGGCATTTGCATCAATGTCCTGATGACCGTGCAGCCCGACAAACTCGACACTATTTTGCAGGAGATCCGGCGCACCTGCGACAACCTCATTATGGAAGTTTACGATTTTGTCGATGTCCGGCTCGGCCAGGATATGACCACGGTTAAAATGAGTGCCGATGATTGGATGGACAAACTTTTTAAATATTGGAGCAACGTCGCCTTTAAACAAAGCCCGGAATCAAGACGGCGCTATATTTATATTTGCCGAGGATAAAATGAATAAAATCACTATTGGCGCATGCTGGGACGGCGGCAATTACTATCCGGTTGAATACATCAATCGGCTGTTTTCGTCCTGTGCTCGCCAGACAACGATTCCCTTTGACTTTGTCCTTTACGTCGGTCCAGAGGCGGAAAAGCCGGGCCGCACAGCCGGAATTAATGCGGCAATCAAAATCGTTCCCGTGGGTTTGCCGTCCTGGTGGTCCGGGATGGTGTTCTGGGCAAAGGATCCGCCGGGCATTGCAACGTCAACGATCCTTTATCTTGATCTCGACCAGGTCATTGTCGGCAATCTCGACAATATTATCAACTATCCATCCGCTCACGCCTGCATGAAAGATTATCCGGCGCATGCCTGTCCGCCCGGCAAGGAAAACGACGCCTGTGTGTCCACTACGTTAATTCGGAACGGTGCCGGCGCTAAAGTATGGGAAGAATATTTGCAGGCAGGCCGCCCGACGTGGGACGTCCTGAGCCACAAAAAAGGCCCGCTGCCGATGGCGGCGCAGGAGCTTGTCAACGGGGCTAAATACGGCGTGCAGAAAGACCTGTTCCCGGAAAAATGGATTTGCTCATACAAATTGCAAGTCTTGAAATATGGCTTGCCTGATGATTGCCGGATCGTTGCTTTTCATGGCCGTCCCAAGATGCACGAATGTAATGAAACCTGGATCAAGGAGAATTGGCGATGAAGATAGCCTTGGTAGGTGCCGGTGGATTTGCTACGGACGTTAAGGCTCTGATGGGTCAGCCGGACTTATTATGCTTTGTGGATGATGAATATTTTCGCCCGAATGATGACTGTGTTTTGCCGTTATCCAAGTTTGATCCTAAAGAGTATCAGCTTTTGATCACGGTATCAAACCCATCGGCAAGGGCTAAAATAGTGTCCAGATTACCCGCGAATACTCAATATTTTACTTATATCGACTCATCCGCTTTGCTGATGGTGAAAAGAGGCATAAGTCTCGGGAAAGATTGCATCGTTTCTGCCGGTTGTAAGCTGGTTGATAATATAATTATCGGAGATCATTGTCAGTTAAACCTTGACACTATTGTCGGTCATGACGTGAGGATCGGCAATTACTTCACAAGCGCCACGCGGGTCATAATAAATGGAAATAGCATGATCGGCAATGGAGTTTATTTTGGCACGAATGCCTGTTCTAAGGAAAAAATAACTGTTGTGGATAATGTGACCGTCGGTCTCAATTCCGGCGTCGTTTCCAATTTGATGGA